CATTGGTGCCGGATTGGCCTTGCCCACTGCTGGACATGAAGCCGGTTTGCGCTGCGCCGGCTGGGGGGATAACAAGTTCGTACATGAGAAACTCCAGTTGAGGAGACCCCTTGTACACTATCTGAATCCCCCCGTCGGTGCGGTGGCGTACATAACTCGACTATGCTACTTCCTCACGCCCATTTTTCGCGGTGGGAAGGGGGATACCGGAGCTGAGGTTCGGGCCGGCGAGCTTGAGATATCCCGCGCGAAGGCAACCTGCGACAGCATCTTCAAACTCCCGCATGGAGGGAAAATAGCTGTGGACATGGCGGAAGGCTTCGGCATAGGTCACCGTGCCTTTGGCTTGCACGAAGGTGATGAGCCGCTCGACGTGGAGAGAGATGTCTGAGCGGCCAATCTTGCTGAACACAAACCCCATGTCGGGTTCGAGATCAGTCACCATCGTGTAGGCTACTTCGAGGTGCTCGCGGCTGATGATAGGCTGGTCGGAAGAGGACGCGGCCAGGACCATAGCGAGCTTGTGAAGGTGAGTCTGTTTGCGTGCGATATAACCCCCGAATCGCTCAGGATCGAGGTTGGCGGGTCGCACTTGATAATGGGCCTCATACCATGTCTCCCCCCAAGCCAGTGCTTCTTTGGTGAGGGTGTAGGGGCCAATCAGCGAAGTCGCAATGTGCGTGAGGTCTTCGACAAGGCGCTGCTCGCGCTGCGGGAGGTCGGCTGGCACGGCCATGCAGGGGTATGCGACATATTTGGCTTTCTTATCTGCGTAGACGAAGATGGTGCGGGAGGTGAAGCCACCACCTACCATGTATTCGGGGAAGTTGCCTGCGATCCACGCGGGAGTTGTGCAGGCGATCATGTTGATCCACGGGTTTTCGACGGAGTCGCTGCCGGAGTGCTTGGTAGCTTTCTCGAAAGAGCCTTGCTTGCCATCCCAGAGGGAGACGAGGAGGTCGACCATCTGTTTGTCTTGTGGATCGAGGAGGTTGCCGAACTCGGAGCTTTCGAGGGTGAGAGCTGACATCGGGTGGTAAGCCCCGTCGTACTCGAAAGCTTCCGTGGCATCGGCGAAGGCGGAGACGAGGGCTGGCCAGGTGACGACATCGGGGCCGAACTTGACACCGGGGACTTTTCGCAAGAGGTTCATCCCGATGCCGGCTGTGGTGGACTTCGAAACAATGCCAGGAGGAGCTACGAGGCAGATGTAGAAGTTCGGATACCACTTGAAATAAGCCTGGTCGATCCAGATCCGCCGGCGGAGGGCTCCGGCAAGTGTGGAGACTCCGGTCCAGAAGTACATGTGGCGAGGGGCTTCGCCGAAGCTGGCGTAATCCATGAAGGCTGCCAGCCAATCCTTATGGTGCCGTGCCATTTTATTCGCAGTCCCCCCAGCTGATGTCAGAGGACTTGACCCCAACGGGGATGGTCAGGGGGTCGGAGTAGGGGAGGGGAATTTCCGCCGCCGCGACAATCTTCCTGATCATATCAGATTTGAGGTGGGTGGGGAACTGACCCGCGAGGGAGTCGTGAACCTGGAGGAGAATTTGAACCTCAGGCAGCGTCTCATCGATTGCAACGTAACCCCGGTTGATAAGGCAAGCCACTGTACTTTGCGGAATCCACGCAGCGGCTTGATTGAAAATTGTCCCTTCAATCCGGTCGAAAAAGTAGCATCGATAGCCGAACACGTTCTGAACCATGCGGCGTTTGATGACCTGATCCTTGAGATCGTCCTGCCAGCGCTTGATCCGCGGGAAGCGTTCGAAGTACCACTTTTGCGTTGACTCAGCTTGATGTACGGACAAGCCGAGCCGTTCAGCAAGACCTTTAGCCGTACCGAGATAATTGGTTCCATGGGCGAAGGACTTGAACGTCTGCCGCCGTGGGTCTTTCTTTGTGATCGAAGGGTCATGGTAGAACTCCTTTGCGATTTCAGTGTAGGGGTCGGCGCCGGACTTCAGCATCGCCTTCATCTCAGTCTCGTCCGACTCCCAGACGACGATTCGCAGGTCAGCTGAAGCAAGGTCAATGTCGAAGAAGGTTTGTCCGGGATCAGGCACAAAGAGGCTTCGAACGTTAGGCAACTCGAGGGTCGCTGACTCCCCGCCACTAGGAATGTTCTGGAGGTTAAGTCCAGTTCCGAAGGCGTTAGATGACGACGAAAAACGATAGGTTTCTGTCCCTCCAATGTTAAAGCTGCAGCGCATACGTCCATCAACGTCAAGAGGCGCGTTAATGAAAGTGGCGAGGAAAACAGACAGACTCCGCAGCTCTTGAATTTTCTTGATGAGGGGCTGTAGGAGAGGTTCACGACTAGCGATTTTACTAAGAGCCTCGTCGTCGCAAGTGACGGTACCGGTCTTTCTTCCGATGATGGGTTTCTGGCCGAACTGGTCATAGAACAGCTCCTGCATTTGTTTCGGGGACTTGATGTTGACAGGGTGGCCGAGGGTGTCGCAGAGCCATTGCTCACGCTCGGCTATGCCGTCGAAGAGTTCCATGGCGAACTGGGAGCGGCGGGCTGTGTTGACACGGATGCCACGATTCATGGTGCGGAGGACGGGCCAGAAGAGGCGCTGCTGGAAGTCATTGACGGGGGATAAGCCCAGGGCGGCAACGGTTTGCTGTTCGACCTCGTCGACTTCATAGGTGATTACTGCGTCGGTGCAGTTGTAGGACCAGAGCTGGTCTTCCCCGGTTTTCTCGTCCCAGGTCTTCCCATCGTCCTTCCAGTACACGTGGTGTTCAGCATACATGGAGGATAGGAAGTCGAGCCCCTTTGGCATGTTCGAGAAACAGGCATGCTGCGCGAGCATGGTGTCCCGAACCAGTCGTGGGATGTAATGCAGATGACGATGGAAATACTGGGCGTCGTAGAGGAAGTTCTGGCCGATAACGACTGCGTTTGCATGGGTGAGGAGCTTGTAGAGGAGCCAGTGGATTTCGAGTTCTTCAGACTCTGACCAGTAGCCGAGCTGGCGTTCAGTGCAGAGTAGGGGGAGGCAGATGGCTTGGAGTTTGCTCCAGGCGATGCCGATGCAAGCGATGTGGCCAGCGCGGGTTTCGATGTCGACAGAGAGCTTGAGTAGGGCGCGCTGGACTTGGTCGTAGAGCTGGGTCAGGACGGACATTGCCTGCCCGAAGTCCGGTCGGATTAAGAACTGGTAATCCGGGCGGATTAGTTCCCGAGACTGCGCCATGTTCTTCGCCCGCCGGAGGTCGGTCACTGCGATCGGCCGCCATGCCCAGTTTCGGAGGACTGAGGAAGGGGAGTAGGTCGGGAGGACTTTCGGGGAGTAGTCGAGGGCCAGGTCGAGGTCGGTTTGCAGCATCGACCCACGCCAGGAGGTGATGCCCCACTTGCCAGTCAGAGCCCACATCGCAGCGTTGCCAAGCGCGATGATGACGTGGGGCTGGCACATTTCGATCTCTTGTCGGAGGAGATCGAGGCCTTGCCAGACAGGTTGAAGGACGTTTTTGTCGCGGATCTGCCGGTGGGAGGGGGTGATGTCTTTTTTGGCCTTGGCGAAGAAAAGGGAGACATCACCTTCAGGAGGGGCAACTCGGATGAAGTTGGTGATGAAGCATGCGTTGCGGGAGATTCCGGCTTCGGAGAGCATGCGGGAGAGTTCCAGGCCGGAGTAGCCGACGAAGGGTTCCCCGCGCTTGACGTCTTCGACGCCAGGGGCTTCCCCGACGATCATGATCCGGGCGGGGCAGGGTCCGGTTGGGCGGGTCATGGCGTGCTGCCTTTCTGCAACCGATCCGCGACCAGCTTCGCATACCCTGCGATGTCGACCCAGCTGTCGTCGTAGTCAGGATCGCCGTTCATAATCCGCCCGATCTTGTGGCAGATCATGTCGAGCGATTCTCGCTGGTCATCAGCCAACTGCTCCCACTTCGGGAGACGCCGCAAAGCGTCTTTGAGGTACTGGGTGATGTTGGCATGCCCGAGAAACTCCCCATACCTCTTCCCCCGCTCCGCCAGTGTGCTTGCAATATCAGTCATCACAGAATCTCCCCGAGTTGGGACAACAGATCATCGCCAGAATCCAGAGCTTTCAAGCCGGCGAGACACTTGGAAGCAATACCGTAGTATTCAGGGTTGAGCTCACAAGCCACTGCAGTGCACTTGATGGTGTTCGCGGCTTCGAGAATCGGGCCAGTGCCGGCAAAACCGTCGAAGACCCGGTCACCAGGACGGGCGCTGCGGGAAAGGAGGTTTTGGAACAAGGCAACTGGCTTCTGCGCACCATGACCGAGGTTGGTGTCAGCGGAGCAGGGGATTACATCCGGCATGATCTGGGTGACGGGTTTCTTGCCTTTGATTGCGTAGAGGATGGTTTCGTAGCAACGACGAGGGCCACGATCAGGGAGGGGGACGCGCCCGCCACCGAGCTTGTGGACGATCAGGGGGGTGCGGAAGACGTACCACCCAGCCTTCTCCATCAGCCCCTTGAGTTCGTGAAAGTTATCAAAATCGCAGAACAGATAGGCGTGAGCTTCTGGCTTGGTCGCGGCAAAGGTGAGTGGCACGAAGCGCGCCATGAGAGTACGCCACGATTCAATGCTGTCATCATAATGGTGCTCGATGCCGTCAAGACGACCTGCACCATCGCCAAAGTCCTGAGCATCCATCCCGTAGGGTGGGTCAGATAGAATGACATCGAATAACTGGGCAGGGTTGTGTAAGGCCACCAGGCTTTCGAGGTACGCCAGGCTGTCGCAGTTGAAAAGACTGTGGGTCGAGGCGGTGAAGGTCTTGCCGATGGAAACTGCGAGCGCGATGTTGGACTTTCGTGTTTCATCTTGCTTGAGAAGTTTGAAGGCCTCGGCAGTGGACTTTGCCTTGGCGATGACTGGGTTGGAGAGGTGCTTGGCGACGATGAGGGTCTGGCGGACGGTGTCTTGGTAGCCGCCGTCGGAACGGCCGAGGAGTTCTTTGGCGGTGTCGGCGACAGTGTGAGCAGCCATGGGCGGGCAGGGTTGCCCGGATCTGACGATATCAGAATGCCTTTCAAAGGCTTGATTCTGCCGCAGCCGATGCAGCCGCTCCCACGCCGCCGCTGTCTCCTGCCACGTCAGGTCTTTCCGCTTGAGGTTCTCGTCGAGCTCAGCCTCCTCCGCTTCGAGTTCGGTGAGTTCGCCCAGGGAGACATAGGGGACAAGTCCGACGGCGGCAGAGAACTCGATCTCGTTGTAGACGAACTTCCCCCCGAGGGCGAAGATCTGGCTGATCGCCTTGAGCCGGCGCTCACCGCCGACGAGTTGCAAAGTGCCGTCAGGGAGCTGCCGAACCACAGGCGCGTGGAGCAAGCCATTGGCCTCGATCGACGCGCAGAGCTCTTGCAGTGGTTCGGGGAGAAACTCCTGCCGTTGCCGATTCGGGGCGATTTTGATGTCAGCGAGCTTGCAGCTGTTGTTGACTTCAGTCATGGGGAGTGGGTTTGTCATGGGGTTAAGTAGAAAAGCCCGGGCGGTGCCGGGCGAGGTGGAATTTGGGGGAGGGGATGGCGCGGGCGCGGACGGATTGCCACCGTGCGGCGATTTTTCGTGCGAGGTTAGGGGATAGTGTCACCACAAATCCCGCCGGGCTCGCCGAACGCCGTGATCGATCCCTTGTTACAGGTCTGTTTGCCATATCGCCCACTGGTCATCGCCGACGTGGAAGTAAGAAACCGGGCTCGTGGCCCGGCTCCTGGGGATCAGCAGCATTGCACTGCTGACAGTAGCCGGGAAGGATTACATCCGGGCCACACCCTTCACAT